AAAGGTTTAGAAGCTGACTTATTCGTCCAACGTGGCGACATTACAAGTTCAGCAACTCAAGTAACAGGTTATACAGTAGGCTATTCCTACAAGTTCTAATCTGAGTCACACCCACAAACAACTAACCTCTCACTTTGGTGTAGGGGTTTTTTTATGTTCAGAAATATGAAATTGTAACGCTCTGTTAAGTTTTTGAGCAAATTTATTTGCATCAATACCTGCTTTTTCTTGTAAAGCTATTTCGGTTTTAAGAGCTTTTAAAAATCCTTCAGACAAGTTAAAGTTCTTAGGATAGAACATACGTTGTTCTTTCTTTATCATGCCATACTGTTCCATTAGCTCTTGAAACTTCATATTATTGACTATACTTATGTATGCACAGTGTTTAAACAAGAAAAATCCAAGGATTATACTTGATTAAGTAAAAATATGGTATAACATAGTACCTGTAACCAATAACATACTATGTCAAAAGAAGAGTTTATTAAATTACAACTAGTTATATCTGCTTTAGAAAAAACTATTGAAGATCAAGAAAAGATTGATGAAATTCTCGATCTCTTAAGTAACGCTACTGTAGCTGTTGATGAAGCAGCTAAGACAGAAGAAGCAATTGATGCTTCTGAAGAAACCGGTAACGATGAAGAAGGCGAACCAAAGCCAAAACAACAATTCGTTATCTTAGTGTCTGATACTAACAAGATCATTACTAAGGATTTAGTAGGTTGGGTACTACAAATTCCTGAAAATGACGATGTGGCCACTGTTGTTGACTCTATTAAAAAGGGTGCGTATAATTTCAACGCCTCTAAGAAGGGTCAAAAATACCCAGTATCGTCTATCGGTCAAGCAATTGCAAACGTACCTAATAAGTTCTTTAAAACCGAAAATCTTAAGATTAAGACTAAAGAACCTGTTTACGTTCTCACTACCAATAACGTATTACCCAAGTCTTAAGTACCTGGTGCAATAGCAGGTCCTGCTAAATCTGAACCAGGACCATTTGGATAGTTTACCGGTAATCCCTCTGTTCCAACTGAATATAATGTTGGCGGAGGGATTCCTATTGTAGGTATTCTGCCATCAAAGCGAGGCTCAGAACCTATAGCAGTATCATTCTTAATACCAATTTGGCTTGCAGCGTAGTTGTTAAATTCGTTTGGACCAGGTATCTTTGTTTTAAGAGTTAATGGTATGTTCTTAAATACGTGAGAGTGTGGTTGTGCAATAGTTAGTGTACCACTACCAATGTTATTAAGATTAATTAAACCGTTAGTAATAGATAAGCTAGCGTATTGAGGTTGTACAGTACCTATTTTACTTGCCCCTGTTGGGTCTAGTACTATTAATTCTGGTATAACTACCCCGATTGTACCGAACGTATCTGCATTTAGTATATTCCAACCAGAACCTAACTCACCAGGTGTACCTGTAGCATTAATTAAAGGACCAGCTGCAACTATTTGAGTATTTTCAGTAACTTGATACTCTATTGGAGCAGTAATATGATTGACGAATAATTCACCTTCTACATATACTCCACCACCAATAATAACATTTTTTGAAACACCTAGAGTACTATCTACTACTACCTGTTGGTCAATATTGCTCTTCAATACAACTGCATCGCCGTTAATTTGTACTAAACTACCATTTACAGCAACTTGACCACCAGCTGCACCTACATTAATCTGGTCACCTCTTACATCCACTATACCACCAACAACTTTAACATTACCAGTAGTTTCTAAACCAATACCACCTGCACCAGACTGTACTTTAAATCTGCTCATTGCAAATATATCTAAGTTACCACCTGGCATGTCTGGTACAAACAGTTCTGTATAAGGTTGAAAAATATCTGTTACAGGTTCAAAGTACCCAGCAGCTATATTAGGACCGACACTAGTCACTACATTAAAGCTTGCTGTAGGGTCTACAGAATAAGTGTATGATTGAGCTGTATTTAATTGTAAACCTACTGTTATTACTTTATGTTTGGTAATAAACTCAAAACTATTACCACCAAAGCCCATTTGTTTTTCTTGAGTAACAAGATTGCCACTTAAACTTTGTAAGGTGCTAGATATTACTGCAGGATCTGCTGCACTAGCTATTTGACTGTATAAAGTGTTCCACCCGTCTACTGCAGCTGTATTAAAGTTACCTACCTTTAACCAATGATCACCTTGTACAATATAATCATTGTCTCTACCTACGTATAAATTGTTATTTCCATTAACAGTCTCAAACTTATCAGCAAGTGTTAACGTCTGATAGTTTTTAGGATTAAATAAAGACGTGTACTTGTTATTAAGCTCGTAGTAACCACCGTTAAAGTGTGTTACTTTATAAGATTCCCTATCAGTAGTGTTAATAATTTCAATAGCAGCTCCGCGCTGATTGACTACCATTTTATTACGATAAATTGAACTGTCTGTACCAGAACTCTTACTCTTGTTTTCATATGCGCCTGGATAATCAGGATAAGAGCCGTCCCCAGATTTAAATATACTGTTAAAATCTTCTTGTCCAAATGCCGTACCTATATAAACAGGGTACATTGGCATACCATCTCTAAAAAACACCCAAATATGCGCTCCTACATTAGGTACAGAAAATATACCTTTAGCTGAGTTAGAGTATGTTGCTGGTTTATAGGTACTAGCGTTAGGATTAACATATTGACTGTTAATCTTAGCTGTATTACTAAAAGCATCACTTACTGGGTTAGTTTCATATACTGCACCTGGTTTACCGCCTTTATTCTCAGGATCTAAACTTGTAGCAGATGATGTATTCGTGTAATTTGTACCGGGTTGACCGAAAAATAAAGGAGCATCTGAAACTGTATTAGTATCTGATGGTGCATTATAATAACCGCCTGCAGAACCACCAGCAACAGGGCTTGCACATTCAGCCCAGGGTAAATCATCTCTTAACTGAGGTAAAATAGCGCTAATATTTTCACCGTTAGGTGAACCGGGAAATGCAAACGTCTGATCTTGTTTTAACTTAGTCCATTTATCATAGACATTAGTACTAATATGAGGTACCCATACTTTTATTCTACCACGATGTTCAGGATCGTTGTTTTGTACGCATATACCTAAATAAATGCTATTGTATTTTTCTATCATGGTACGCTAAATGTATTTAAAGATTGTACTGGGGTATTCCCTTTACTATTAGGATTACCACTGATAATTACTACACTGTTCTTATTTAACGAGGATAATGTACTTTCAGATTGTTGTACTAGCGCGGAAGTTACACCATTAACTGTATTAACTTTGTTTATGTTTTGAATATTAGCTGCTGTATTAACTATGGAAAGACTTTGACTTGCAACAGTAGTGGCTGTGCTAACAAACGACTTACCCGTCATAATAGTACCCTGAGCAGTACTTAATACGGATTTAGCAGCAGTGCTTGCCGATTGTATACCGCTAATAATGTTACTAGATACAGGCATATTAGGTGCATACGCTCCAACTAACTTACTAATAGAAGGTATTGTAATTTTAGGTACAATGTTTTGTATTTTAACTAAAGCACTAGATAGCATACGGCCAGGCGCTTTAACTACATTACCAGCTATATCTACCGTAGACTTTATACCCTCAATATTATAAGAGTGGCTCCAATTTGGAGGGGTAATTAAGTTGCCTGTTAAATTAGTTGAGAATGGTAGTTTGTTCTTTAAAGCTCCTACATCTCCAGTAATAGCACTTTGTAAACTCGAAGCAGTAGACTTAAACGCATTTACTTGACTTAAAAATGTATTCTTAATAGGACCTAAACCCGGGGGTGTGAAATTAGCAAATTTGCCTAATACACTTGAGTTTAAGTTATTAATTTGATCTAATAGCCTGTTAGGTATTTTACTTTTTATAGCAGGACTTATAGCATCATTACCGTATGTAGGATCTGTTTGATCATCGGTTGTAGGAGCATAACTTAAGTATCCTACTGAATCAGAAAAGTCTTGATAGATATCAGGGTTATTTTCTTTAAGCTGTTGAGTAACTAAAGGATGAGAATAAAACATCGCATTATCCCACCAACCGTTAAACCATTGTGGGTCTAATGCGGATAATGATTTAGGTATAGTGAATACTGGGTTAGGCGCGTATACAAATAAGCAGGGATCATTTAAGTGATTATAAAAATCGACTTTAGAACCGATCGGGTTAGATGAAAAATCAGTACTGTAACTAGCTTTTGTAATACCTAACTCGTCATTATATCCTGGCACAGTATAGCCCGGCAATAATACCAATGTATTATAGTAGTCAAATGTTTTTACTACGTTTTGTACCATATTGTTAATTAGGTTATATTGCTCTTAATATTGAGATTGTTATTAGCATGTACTCTAAATGCTGTTATGTTATTTGTATACTCAGTTTCAGAAAAGTGATGAATAACATTATATACAAACCACTGACCTAAAAGCTTGTTAGCAAATTCATCTAATATAGAACCTGCTGACCTTTGTATACCTATAAAAGTGTTTACTTCTCTAAGAGGTAATCCTAATGTTTTAAAACTTACAGAAGTATTATAAAATAAAGCAGACGTTAATAAGAAGTTTCTACTTTCAGCTAATTGACTCTGTTTATCTGGGCTATACGAATAAACATTCTTAACAGCAAGAGTATCTGTTTTAGTTTTATTTAAAGTTATTAATGTATCAGGTTTTGAATATAACTTAAGCTTGCTAGAGTAATTTTTATCTATATAACTCTTTACATTTTGTATGTCGTTATTTTTAAAGTCTAAACCGAACGTCTTGTTAGTAAGATTGTTACTGTAGCAAGGCGTACTGACCATTTCTTGCATACTATCAATAGTAGACATATCTACAAAGTTAATATTTTGTATATAACTTGTTATAGGATCAGCAAAGTTAGTATTAGGTAAATTGGAATTATAAGGTGTTTGAGGTAATACAAAGGAGTAATCGTTTGTATCGTTACCGGCTTGTTGAGAGATAGTAATAACTTCTCTTTGTAAGCTACCAGCTGTAGGTAAACTCACACCGGGTAATGCAGCTACATTATTAATTGCATTAGAAAAAAGAGTACTATACGAAACTAAGTTCCATTTATTAGTATAACGGGTACGGCTAAGAATACAAGGATCAGCACCGTTATCGGTACCAATTTGAGTACCTACATGCTTTTTTAACAAATAACTCAAGCTATCTGCTGCTGTATAGTTTGCCGGAGCCGTATAAAATATTTTACTTGAACCTGTATCCCAAGTATCAGTAAATACTGGTGCACTATAATTTTGTAATGCTTCTGTTAATAAACCTTTTATAGCTGTACCCGTATTAACTAGTTTCTGTGCATCAGTAGCATCAGCAGGCACTATAGAACTTGGTAGTAACTTGTTTGTTGACCACGCTAAATTAGTTTCAGCAAGTATTTGCTGTTCATATTCCCAAAGATATAATTTTAATTGCTTGAGTTTAGGAGATTCATTAGGTATTTCTTCTCTATCAACTACGACAAATTTATATGACATACCCCATACGTCATAGTCTAACTGTACTGCACTTTCTTTTATATTATTATCTTGAACTAACTTAACAATAATATAAACAACATCTCTACCATCATTTCTAAACTTATAATATTGAGTAGGTAACGCATTTGCCAGTATTTGCTGTTCAAATACATTATCTGGGTTTCTTATTGTTAGACTTGCTCTTTTATACCACTCTCTACTATCCTCCTCTATATCTAGAGACACTAAACTAGCCAAATTTAACTGAAACCTATTACCTTGTTGGTTATCGAAAATAATATCAATTTGATATTTTTGACGATTATAAATCTTGGTATTGGTCTCAAGTGGTGGTAAATTGTTTAGCGTTACACTAGAATTTATCATTAGCTTTGATTTATTTGTTGTATTACACTTGACACATAACTAGGTGTTAGTATCTTTAATACCGTACCTGCAGATGGAAATTGAATAGGATTTTGTATATTATTAACACTACATATTAACCACCAAAGACTTGGTGTGTTGTATGCTTTTTGAGAAATAAGAGTCCAGGGCATATTATCTCCTGTTACTGTAAATGTAGTATATGTACTTGCATCTAAATTTTCAGGTATATAAACCGTACCAATTAAATTGTAAAAATAGTTTTGACCATCATTATACACGTTAAACAAGTTCTCAAGATTTAACTGATTAAGCGTAGGTAAAGCTGATATATTGTTTTGTTTTTGAGGGTCCATGTTTAACTTTTTGCTTTTTCAATAACAGTTATTTTATTAATAGCTGAGGAGTCGTTAATATAGTAAGCTAAATTACGGGAAACCTGTAATAAGCTCAGTATTGTAATGTCTACCTTATAAACTTCAGGTATAACTTTTACGTTACCGTTATTACCTAACTGAGTTGAAACTATTTCACCGGTATCAAGATCTACTAAGCGAGTAGTACCCATATTAGAGACATTGACTGAGTTTATAACTGCAGCAGGAAAATACTTGTAGTTAGGAATTTCCACTGTATACATGCATGGTGGATCCATTAAGTTAAGAGAACGTCTATTGGGTAAATTTTGATATGTCAACGTAAAAAGAAAATTCCAGTTATTTTTTATATCGTCAAAGTTTTCTGTATTATATAGATAAAAAGATAATGAAACACTTTCACCCTCGTCATTAGGGGTATAGCCTTTAACGGTTTCTCTCGATACACCTGGATTGTTTAGAGTTAATGCTGCATTACCTATAGCAGTAGAATTTTTAAACGCATCTGCAACTGCACCACCAGCAGCCCCGCCTAAAATACTACCTAACCCTCCACCTAACACAGTACCAAGTGCTTGACCGCCTGTTTTTACTATACCAAGAGCTTTATCTTCAGTATATGGTTGCCATGTACCTTTAGCTGCAGTCATATTATTACCTACGTTTAAATAAGGTAATTCATATACAAAACCAGTCGGAGTACCTTCATACAAACCAAAATATGGACTTTCATTTGTAAAGCCTGTCATATCTCCGTAATTCGGACCAAAGCCACCCGCTAAGGCACCTACTGAACCACCAATAAGAGAGCCTAAAATAGGACCACCAATTGTTGCACCAATAGCTGCACCTACTTGTCCGCCTAGAGCAGCTCTACCTACGCTTGATTCAGAGCTTTGGGCAAGGTATAGTTTTAATGCTCTTGCAGCTGCAGAAGACGTTACCTTATATTCCGTTAATATAGCTTTAGGTACGAACGATCTTAAATTTGCAGTAGCATTAAGAGCCCATGGATATTTTCCATGTACATCAAAACCAACGTACGTTGCTTCTGCATTTAATACAGGAGCCCCACCGACTTGCGGTTTTAAAGTAGTATTATATAAACTGTCGGTAGTAGGCATAATAATACTTAATTAGCGATCCTTCTAGAATACATTATGTTATCTGTTTTTAATCGAGAATTAGTTATAGGATTTCCTGTAGCTGTAATATTATATACTTGGGTAGCAGCTGTAGTTGACATTAAAGCACTTCCGCCACCACCTTTTGAGCCTTCTCCAGTTGCATTGACAGAAAGCTTATTGCTTATTTCCTGTAATGTTTGACTTATTGAATTTAGTATATCGCTTGAAGGACCTGTATTAGATATGCTGTTGGTTACAGGCGCTGAACCAGCTACAGTGTTTAAAGCTTCATTTGGTGCGGCAGATACATCAGTCTGGCTTTGAGCAACGTTCTCTGTAACGGATGAACCCGTAACATTACTTGAATTACTCTTATTAGAGATGTTAGTAGTATTAACACCATCTGCAGCTTTCTGTATTGCAGAAGTGCCTTTAACACTGCTAGCTTTTCTAGCCATGCTCCTAAGTTCACTATTAGGAGTGACTTTACCTTCTGTTTTTGGTACAAACAACTCCGGCCCTTTTTCACCTACTATAGTAGGCTCGCCTTGTTCAGCTGTACCACCTTCTGCTAAAGCTGCTCCCGCGAGACTTGCAATCACACCTTCTCCTCCTTCAGCTATAGCTTCTCCTGCAGTTCCAGCAACTTTACCGCCTTGTTCAGCTAATAGTTTAGCACCTGCTTTAACTTCAGGCGGTCTATTCATTTCTTCTTTTTCTACTTCTTTTTCAATCTGTTTTCTAGATTTACGTCTATAATTTTTAGCTTCAGGCTTTTCTACCGACCCTGCAGCAGACGTTGTTTCCGAATTCAGCGCATTTACAGTTTCCCCAGCTTCAGCTTTGTCCTCTTCTTCTCCTAATACATCTTTTAAAGCACTAGCTATACTATCAGCCAAAGTCTTGGCTACATCCGGGCTTATACCTATAATCTCTACTTCATTACGTTCCTTAGCTTTACTTTCACCTTTTTCTGCTGTTTCTTCTTTACTTTTTTTAGTAAAGTCGACTACAGGTGCTTCGCTTATATCTTTCTTTTCTTCAGCCGAAACTTTAGCAGCCTCGTCTCCAGTTTTCTTTGGTACTTTTATTTCTGGCTCTTTAAAGCGTTTATCAATAGCAGATTCTTCGTTTACAATCTTACCGCCAGGTCCACGGAACTTGTCAACACCATTCTTATCAGTAAACTTACTATAACCTTTTTTTAATTTAAATTCAGCTTTAGCTACACCACCTAAGTCTCCTTCTGGTCTAACTTTCTCATATTCTTCAATAGCAGCCTGTTTTTTACGTCCTCTTTCTAATTTTTTATATTGTTTAGCTTCTTCAGGCATGTCTCTCTCAAGATTTTTTTGCTGAAACTTACCAAACTTATCTAAAGCCTTATCTGTATACTTGCTAGCACCTGTAGCTTTAAGTAGTTTTTCCAGCACGCCTAAATCTTTTGGATCTTTACCAGCAATTTTAAGGTTATCTATATTTTGTGTAATTCTATCTTTAGCAGCAATGTACCCAGCACCGCCCGCATTAATACCGGTTAGTTTAGAAAGATAACCACCGCTTTCGCCTTCTGAGAACTTCTTTTCTAATTTAGAAAGCTTTTCATTTTTTGCTTTTATCTCTTCTGCTCTTTTTTCTTTAGCTTCTATCTCTGCATCTTTTTTAGCTTTTTTCTCCGCCTGTTCCTTATCATATTTTAAACGGTTTTCGTTGTCGGCTTTCAACGCATTCATTGCTTTAGTTTGTGCATCTAAAGCCTGAATATAGTTTTCACGAGATTGTTGCTCTAAATCAGCTCTTGTATTAGCATCATTGGTTTCTTCTATTAAGTCAGCTGTTTTGTTTGTTAACTCTCTAACTTCTTTAATAAATGTGCTATCGTTAATAGCAGCTTTAATGTTAGGATTAATATCCCCTATAGCTGATTTTAAGCTAGTTAGAGCTTCCCCTAAATCACCGATTTTACCATTAATAACACTGATAGATGTTGGTAACTGTGCAAGCGGTCCAAGACTAGAGTTAAGATCTCCTAATGTCTTATTAAGATCTGCTTGAACTTGTGTACTTGCATCGTCTGCCATAAAAATACTTAGGGACGAGAGTAATCTTTATGTCATTTATTAAGAAAGAAATCCGCTGAGATAGTTATTTCTTCAACGCTTTCTGGTCCAGTCTCGGCATGCAGTAATCCAGAACGAATTACATCAAATTTATCCAAATAAGCTTGTAGTTCATTAAGAGTATTGGAAGGTAGGTTTTCTATAATAGTTAAACGATCCTTAAATGTAAAAGTAGAATATTGTAGATCTATAACTTCATTCTCTTTTACTACTTTTATACCCTTTACAAACAAACAAATATTGTTAACAACTACATCACTTATTGCTTCATCTAAGGTAAGTCCGGGATCAGTTAAGTCTCCTCTCAGTTCATATTCCATTTCATACTGTTCCTTAATAGTAGGTATACCTATTTCTATTTCTAAATTATCAGTTTTAATTGTTTCGTTACCTGGTATAGTTATTGTTTTAGAGTACTCCAAGCAGTTATTAAAATCAGCTACACCGTTATCAGTAGTTACGGTAGAACCTAATGCATTTTTGCGTAATGATAACAAAATTACTATTCTATCTACTAAAGTTAAACTATCAACTATATCTTCTTGACAATTTTGTACGATTATGTCGTGTGATAGTAAAATAAATTTCGTTTCATAAAGAGTATTATCTTTAATACAAGAATAAAATTCTTTTTGCTGTTTAGTTGTTAAAGGTAAAAACTTTACACTACGTTGTAAGGATGGCAGGTATACATCAATAACATTTTTAAGTGCTATTTCATTAAGAGTGGTTAAAACGTCATTTATATTTGCCATAAAGATAATTATAAGGATTTGTTAAAAGCCTAGCTCGGTATTCCTCGTAATAGGCATATTTGCACCATTAGAGTTACTCGTATTAGCTTTAGCTTCATCAGCTTTTTGTTGATCCTGCATAAAGTACATCCAATAAACCTGTAATTCAACTGGTGTTATACTATCAACATAGTTTGCATCAAACCCAGCAAACTTAACCATGTTGTAAAAGGCTCTGTATACATTGTTTAAGTTTTCAGTAAACAAGAATTCTATTATCTTTTGTAAATTTGGAAACGTTAAATTACAATCTATACTATATACAACTTCTTTAGTAATAGGAGAATTAAGTACAATAAAATCGATTTTACTATATTTGTCTTCTAGTTCAGCAATATCTTTAGTTAAATCTAGAGTTACTTTATAAGGTAATGCATGCACAATGTTCAGACGTTCATCTATAGTTAAATCCTTAAATATAACAAGTTGTTCTCCTATTTTTATAGTATCTATATAAGAGGCTAGTTTAATAAAAGTATCATTGTTATTACTAAAGAAAACATGCTCGTCTCTTATCTTGTATGAACTATAGCTTACAACTATATTATCATATTGTATTATACCGGATTTGTTAATACTTTTTACTTTCTTAATTAACTCTTCTACAACAAAAGAGTGATTAAAGGTACTACCATTTGGCAATGTGCTCTTTAACTTCAAGTCAGGGCTAATACAGTAATTGCGTACAGTTAATAGTAGAGATATTTTATCTTCGAATGTTATATCCATTCCGGCAATATCTGGGCAAAGATCCTCTAATATAGAATTATACTGTTGTATAGTCTCTTTCTTATCAACATTATACAAGCTCTTAACAAGCTCTCTATATTGTTTATAATAGAGCTCTTTTATCTGTACCTCAGCTTGCTTGCTAGGTAGATAAGCATTTAACTTAAAAGGCATTACGTATTACTTTATCTCGTATGTAGTATATGTCCAGGTAGTCTTAACATTACGAGACTTGGCTGGGCCATATGCAAATGTACCACCTTCAACAGTTATAGGCACTGCATTTTTAAACGTTACTGTTTTACGATTCGGTAAGGTACCACCATTAGGATTACGTTTATCTAAAAATGCTACGATAATGTCTGTCTTAAAGTTTTGACTTGCTGCAGTTATAGTATTAGGGTTACGTGCGAACAAACCGTAATGAGAAGCAGCAATAACCCAAGGTCTTAATACATAATCAATAAATGATTGATTTGTTTCTAGAAAACTTATTTCGACATTTGTTACATTCGTTCTACCCGTTAATATAGTCGCACCTAAAAACCCGCCATAATTAGAAGCTGTATTAGCTGCTTCTTTACCGCTAGCTGCAATTGAACCACCCATTTTATCTGCTCCAACTGTTTCTCCAGGAAGTGTAATACTATTTACAAAAAATACATCATCTTTGTTTATACTTTTCCAATACTGTATACGGCTAGCAACATCAATTCTATCTAAACCTAAATCTGTTGTTTCCCCTGCATTTGTAGAGTATGCGTTATTTAAGTTTGAAATTATATTACTAGAACCGTCTTGACCCTTTAAGTTTGTAAACCCTACAGCAAAGTTTGCTTCTATAGGTATATGAAAATTCGGGTCTGAAAGAACCTGAGTCAGAAACGTATTGTTTATATCGGCCATTTTACCTTCTTAAAGAAGCACTAGTACGAAGCATATGTTTCATTAGTAACTAAATCTTTTGCTTCCCATGTTTGATAACCAAGAGTTACTTTAAATTCTTGTACTTTACCAGAACCATCGAGATTGTATGTAATGCCTGGAGTTGAAACAACAAATAAACCATTTAAAGTATATTGTACAACTGTTTCTAAATTATCATCAATTACATCAATTTGTGCTAAACTGCTTGTACCGGGTACTGGGTTAGCATTTACAGGACGTGCTTGACCAGCCGCAAGAGGGTTAGAAGAAACTTCTTCAAGTCTTTGTTCAAACCATCTCTTTAAAAATAAAACCTGATCGGTTAAAAATGTTAATTCCCATTGCTTGCTTTCACCAAAGTCTCTTGTACCGGTTGCATTAATATCTACTCCGTAATACTTAACTGTTGATATAGCTGCTTTTTTACTTGGTAAAGACATGCTCTTTAAATAAACCAAACGATCATCTCCAAGGGACTGTCCGTTAATAACTAACTGACTTACTCTAGCTTGATAATCTCTTGAAAATCCATAGTCTTGAGCTGACTGGTAGAATTGAGATAATGTTTGTTCTGTCATAATAATACTTACAGGTTAGATACTTATATTGCAGTAAAATCTTGGAAGGCAAACGTAATTCTAGTTTTAGATACTTCACCTGTGCTTGATATGTCATAATCAGAAGCGTTAATTACCGTTGGATATGCTCCATTTAAAGTATAAGATCTAGCAACTCTTAATGGAATGTCTTTAGTAAAATCTTCTGTTAACAAATTAAAAGTAATCTTACTACTAGCAAAGTTTATATCACCAGCTGAGTTTGTAGTGTTATCGTATAATGTTCTGTTCCACGCTTCAAATATAGTCCTTATAGTAAGGTTAGCATCTGTAATAAACGTTAATTCCCAAAATTCGTGCTCTGGATAACTAGCTTCCATTGGCACCACATACTCAAACGATTTATAAGGTATCTTAACTGTGCTTATCTTTCTGGAAGGTATCTTAGCTGCCTGAGCGTATACATCATAAGGTATTGCTTTAAACAAATCATCTACAGGAGAGCCTTCTATACTTTCTAACTTGAAGTTGTACTTCTTGCTAATACCATACTGGTTAACAGCATTATAGAAGTTAGTTATATTTGGCAATACATCAGGCATAATAATACTTAAGCTCTATATAACAAAAAAACCTGACTTTTCAGTCAGGTTTTTTGTTGATACAATCTGTATCTTATTCGTGTCTCCAGTAGTGATAAGCTAAAGTAGCATCGAATGTTAAAGGTGCGCCTGTACCTGCAATATCATACTTTACTGCACCGAGCTTTTGGATATATGCTCCGTATAGTTTATATGTATTGAGTACGTTTAATTTATCATCGATAAGGTTTAATTGAATAATTGATTCAGGACCTCTTACTGATAGATCACCAGTGCTGGTGTTATCATCAAACGTCTGGTTAATTTGCCAATCTTCGAACTTCTGACGAAGTATACCGCCTTTATCGTTACGGAATGTTACTGTCCAACCTTCACTGCCAGGATAGGTTACTGTACCAGGAAAGTTAAACTTTAAACCCATATATGTAGCGTTTTGATTAGTAATATCTCTGCCAGGTAATGTTGCAGTTGTAATGTAAACGAAATCGTCTTCATTAAACGTGTCGTTACCGATAGAGACAACACGTAGCATATAATCCCTTGCGAAATCTCTTTGCTGTGCTACACGAAAGAAGTCTTGTATTGTTTGTGACATATTAAATATTTATGTTAAGGTTATTGTAATAACTCTTTGAAGTCTTGAGATGTCTTAGTGCAGTAGAAGTTTACTAAGATAAACTCTGCTGTACGAACTGGCTTTACGTAGATGTCTACTACAAGCGAGTTGTCATCAACAACATCAGGTGTGTTATTAGTATTGTTACATACAATTAAGTAATCGTATATACCTTGGGAATTCTTTGCTAACTTAAACACGGGGTCAATTGTATTGACTAGACGGTTTTGAGTAAAGGATGTGTTAGGTTCAAATACGAAGAACTTACTTGTATTAAGAACTGATTTTTCCAAGAAGATAAATAGACGACGTACGTTAATACGGTCAAATGCACTTGGAGTCTTTAATAAGGTCTTTTGTCCGTATATTGAGTAGCCTTCATTTGGGAAGTTTACTACAGGGTTAACAGAGATCTTATAAAGTAAATCGCGTTGTTTTTGTTGCGGGTTAATTGCGATATCAGAAATGCCGGTAATTGTACCACGATTTAAACCAGCAGGTGCACCCCATGGATAAGCTACTGCATCATTATTTGTATAAGCTGCTGCAGCAAAACCAGAGAATGGTAACCAAACTGCTTTACCTGAGAAGCTATCTGTAAACTTTACCCAGTTACCATATGTTGTAGCATAGCTTGTATTGTAATTGGTATAAAGATTGCGTAGAGGCCAGTAAATGTTGTTTGAGAAGTTATTTGTTCTATCTGTTAATGTCTTGAAGTCTGCACCTTGTACGAAAATATGACGTAGTGGGTCAGAAATAAAGATACAATCCTTACGTACATTTGTTGTGAACTGTACGAACTGTTGTGTAATTGACTGCCATGTACCTACTGGATCAGATGCAGCAGAACCAGGGCTGTAATTGCCTTGATTGTTTGCTAAGCCTGATGACGAGAAGATAGCCGCCTCTAAGTCGCTAGAGAAGAATGTATCGTCGTATGTATTGCTTGGGTTGCTTGTTGACATACCAGCTACACCTGCAATTGTTGATACACCACCGTCAACTACTACGTCAATGTCATAGATGTCTGCGTTTGAAGCAATATCTAAAATGTTTGCTACTTTAGCACCAATATTACCAATGACCTTGGTACTTGTTGTGAAGTCGATTGATGGAGCATAAACACCTAATGGGAATAATGCATCTGCATTCCAATAACCAGCTGTCCTAATCGTACTGGACATATCTGTAGAAGTTAATACTCTAATAGCTTTTTGTGCGTTACCGTTAACGTCTAACCAAGCTGTGTTGTTAGAAATATTTGGGTTAACTAATACTGTAAGGTTAGTTGAATTACCGTTAATAACATTGCTTACGAAATCGTTTTGAGGAGCACCACCGTTAATATCTTGCACTGTACGGTTAGCATAGAATGAAGTTGCGTAACCTTCAACAAGATTGTATTCTAGTAATAATGGGTTAGCAGCAAAAGGTGAAGTCTTAAGCTTAAACAACGAGAGAATTGCAATATCGTTATAGCTTGAAGAACCGTAAGCTGTTACGTCATATTGAGGAATGTTTTCAATTACACGAGAAACACTGATAAAGTTATCACTTGATAATGATTGTACTTTAAAGTCTAAACGAGTTGCAGGTATTTGGGTGTATGTTGCTGTGTAACCTGTAGTTGTAATTGAAACAGCGCTTGTAGCAGCTGTATAATTCGTGCTTGGGTTAATGTTACGGTTATCAGCTAAGTTTAAATAAAGACCTTCAAACTTTTCATTGATAGTTGTTTGAGCTTCGTTAAGCACTACCATACCAATACCAGCATTAGTTAATGAACTTGCACCTGTAATAGCTGATGGGAATTGACCTGCACCCATTCCGTTCCAAGCAATACCATTTTGTTTAATGTTATTGTAATCTGATGGAGACAACTCAATAATAGTTGGACGAGTTAAATAGAACGAACTTGCTGTAGAAAGCATCGTAGCTGATGTAGATGCATTATCTAATGTTTGACCAGGTTGTAAAGGAATAACTGGAAATACTAATGCGCTATATTTACTTGAATTGTAACCATCTCCTAAATCAGCACCGTAAGGTAAACGAGCTAC